CGTACAGCTACGATTGGTATGGTTCTTTAAGCAACACTGACGAGTGGGCCAACTCGAATCTTGTACTTGAAGATTCAAATACAACGCAAGGCCCAGATGCTAGATACTGTCGTATGCATGATGGCCGTTTGTATTTCTGGGGCTGTCCGACAAAACAATATAGGCTCATGATTGGTGGTGATACTGGACACGAGCTTTCTTCATCACGTGGATACGGTGGTGCTTATCTTGATATTGAGCCAGGTCTAGGTACCATCATTAACGCAACTCAGAAATGGAAAACAACATCAGGGGCAGCGATTGTCACGATTCTCTGTGGCAATGAGAATACTTCTCTACACAAGAGATTCAATCTTGTTCAGTCGAACATTACGATTGATTCTGAGTTGAGTGAAACATCATGGATGGTTGAAGAAATTCCTAATACTGTTGGCTCGCAAAGCTACTGGGGAAGCGGTGTTTGGAAAGACGGCATGTATGTTCTTAGCAGATACGGCCTTACACTTACAACCATGGCCATGGAATACAATTCTCAGATTCAAAGTCAAACCGTATCTGATGTGGTTAGCCCAGCATTTACTGACCTTCTCGGTAAAGCAATTGAGAATGCTCGCATGATTCATGTTGACGGTATTATCTATATCGTATTTGGAACAGACAACGATCCTTATCTTGACCGAATGATTCTCTGCTACGACATTAACAATAAAGCTTGGTACACATTTACTTATGGTGACGATAGTACCAATGTCTTGCATATCATGAACATAGACTACATTAGATCCAAAGAAGGCTTAGGCATTATTTGTGACGATCATGTTGCTCTTATACCTTCAACAGGTACATATGATTATGTTGCTGACAATGAAGTCGATATAACCATTGAAACTGGTGAGATTTCAACTATGCAACCTACTGTTAACTTAACCTATGTTGCACAGCTTGAGTTTAGGTTCGACTGGTTCATTGGTGATATTGATATTGATCTTGATGGCGTGGATTACTATGGTCGTCATGTATCAGTGCATAAACATATCCACAAAGACACTGTTGTGAATGATTTGGTTGAATGGATGCGTGTGAATTACTTGCTTGAAAACTATCACTTGAAAATAAGTGGGAAAGCAATGTTTCGCATGACCCACTTTGTTTCTAAAGTTTATCAGCAATCCAATAGAATCAGTCTTGTTCGCGGCTATGATTCATTAGCCAAATATAAAAATAGAAAACTAGGTGAAACTAACACTCATCACTACATAAAGAATTATGTAAATCTTCGTGAGACTTTGCTTCCTTAGTACAGATAGATTCTATTGTTACGAAAGTATTGGAGCAGGTAAGACAGCGTCTATAACGCTTAGTTACCCGCTCCAGCTTTCTAGTTGTGGTAACTTTAGTATCATTCCCGCAGACCGGACAAATCATTCCCACTCCCCTAAAAGATTCTTTAATGATGCGTAGCTTCTGGTTACTTTGAATGAATGCTCCCCGTCCGTAGAGCCTTCAATCTTGATCCAGATTTTTCCTACTTCATCAATATGGTCAATTTGTACTGTATACAATTGACCGTGCTTAATTCGTTTACCCCAACGATAAAATGTTTCTCCCTTAAACTTGAGAACACATCTTCTTGATTTATTTGGATCTAGCCAGTTCATTGAGCTTGCCCTTCATTTGCCGCTCAAACTTATCAATCTTTTGTTCAAGTTCCTCTAGCATCTCAATTATACGTTTAGTACCTTTGATATCCTGTTCATCAGCATTACGACGAATCTCTTCATCATAGATAAACTTAACTGCTGATGAGAAGGATCTAAAGTATCTTCCGCAATTAACCCACTTCTCTGTTACTTCACCAGTTGTCCTGTTGCGGACGTTTCTGTATTCAAAGACTTGCCAATCCAGATCAAGCGGTCGAATATAGAACCTCTCTGTTACTACTATTCGCTGCATTCACTCTCTCCTTTATTTGGTTCTTCGTAAACCTTACGTGAACATAAGTGTACCATTCTTGATACAATGTCTAATCTGATAGCTATTTCACAATCATCTGTTTCGTAGTAATCGGCTGGATTCATACCGCCTATTCTAGCTGAGCAATATGAACACGGAAGATCGCTATTACAACCCCAATAATCTTCGATGCTATCTTCCCTAGCATCTTTAAGGATTCGTTCTAAGCTGTCATCACTAATCATCCTCGATTTCTCCTATTGCATAATTGATGCAGGTGACTGCTTTACGCAGATCCTCTGTACCATTCTTGTTTGGCCACCTCCAGATATATTTCATGGAACAGATGAGCCAGTAGTAAACCATAGGATCAATGTCCTTTGGCCACATAGACACCATTGATTCCATGGCTTCTGAGCAGGTAACTTTTGATCCTTTGTAAAAGTCCGGGTCAACGATATTCATTATTCATCTTCCTCAAATACGATGTTGTAGCATTTATCGTAGGCGTTATAGAAATGGATCCAGTCATTAAGACACATTGTTACAAGCCACCTGCATTTATTTTTTCTATGCATTACAACAGGAACTTCGCTTCCTTTACAATCACTTGAGCTTTGTTCCATGGCTTTATAAATGTTGAGCTTCTCAACTCTTTTGCATTCAATGTGAACACCTGGTAGTCCAACAACATCAGCGTCTCCATTAGCTCCGCAGTATTGTTGTCCTCGTCTAGCTCTCCATCCACTATTTCTTAGATATAATGCTAGCTCGCGTTCTCCATCTGCTCCTTTTCTCCTTGAGTTAGTCATAGGTAGTATCCTCTCTCAACGTTTTTAGATATTACGTTTTCTTTAACTTCGTCGATATCTACCTCATTGCTAATCATATTAAGTGTGGTCTCGGCGCAATGGATAACATCCATAGTTTCTTCTGCAAAATGTTCGGCTGTATCCACCCCACGTTGCCAGTCGAAATATGCATTTGATACTTCAACAACTTCTGATACTAAATGCTCTAGTTGTTTTTCTGGTGTATCTTCTGGTTTACATTTTGGAAAGTTAAAATCATAATGATGCTTGTCCACGTCCCCTACTTTCCAGTGTCGCGATATTACTTTTTTAATTTATGCCAGTATAGATACCCGTTGCAAAATGGACACCAAGCTTGATGAATCTTTATTAGTGCGCCACATTGACATCTCCAAAAGCTCCCATAATCTTTTGACTCGAGTTCTATTGGCACAACAATTTTAGCTTTCTTTCTCCGTGTTGGTAGTGCTGTCATCGCAATCACTGATCCTAATTAAATAGTAGTTACACATATTCTCACCCCCAATTCTGTTCTCAACTCTGTTTCCCCTTAGTTCGTAGTATATCATATATATAGTATCTTTTTAATACATATAGTATTTTTATTCTGGATTCGGTAAACTCATCCATTCAGGATCAACGTATTCAATTACTTTAGTTTCACGTGTTGGCTCTGATTTACGGCCACCAGTTCGCTTAAGGATCATCTCGATTGCTTTTTGCCTATCCTTTTTCTTGTTTACATTTTTACCTACAGGGCAAACAGAAATAGAATAGGTGGCTTTAGCAATAGCAATGATGCATGGATCTTGCGGGAATATCCTTAGCTGTTCAACGTTGTCCAGCTCAAGTACATCATCCAAAGCATCACCAAAGATATTAGCAAACTTATCTCGCTCACCTTCTTCTGGAATGGTGCCGTCAACTCGTTCGACTACTTGTTGGATACATCCAATATCAGTTTCAAAGACAGCGCAAAATATGAGCTGAGCAGCAAAGTAACACTTAGCATTAGGAGCACGTTCTCGCATCTCAAGAACTTCTCCAATAGTTTTTTCAAGGCATAGATAAGTGAGGTAATCATCAATCCCCGTCCACGTCTCCCGAGTTTTCTGTACTGTTTGCAAGCAAAATTCGTTTCCGGTTTTGTTGGTATTCATTGTACTTATCCTTAGCTAGCCTACTTCTTCTTTGCATATTTGCATCGGTTTTCGGATTGGTTGAATGTCCAGGCTTCAATAGCTTCTCATCAGGAATAGGTTTCATGTTTCCTTTGCGTGGCATTTCCCCTCGTTCAATTAGCCACTCGCTTCTAAGCTTCAATCCATACGGTGGTTTCTTTAGCGCATTCACTGACAACGTATAATGTGGCTGACGAATCGTCATGCCTCTTTGATTATCGTGAGCTGACTTCTGAATCCTCGTTGAGTAATAAGCCATAAGCTTATGAAGCTTCTGTGTATACGCATTGTCTTTTGTTGTAGCTTGTCTATTAAACAAAGCTGTAAACATTTGACCTGCACGAAAGCGTCTGTTGTAGTGATTCTTTTTCCAATCTGGATTAAGCTCCGCATCAGCAATGAAGGCCCGAAGGGCCTTCTCTAATTGATACAAAGCTTTATCGCAATACTGATCCCACGCATCATCTTCAAGAATCGTTGGTACAACTTTAGGATCGAACCATTGTTCATGTGTTTCAATTGGTTCTGCTCCTGCAAGATCGAATCCTTTGCCTGATTCCCAGGCTTTAATAATAGAGTCCTCCATTAGTTTTCTTCTCTCGCCTTTTGAATACTGATGGTTTTGAATCGTATTTATCTGAATAAAAGCCACCATAATACAGTGGCACATCATAGTTGCCATCATCATTTATCTGGAGATACTGCTTCTCCTTTATCGCCATGACAGCATATCTAAGTGCGTCCATGAGATGTGAGTACCTACTGTGCTCTGGTTTGGCAGCCCAATCGTCCTGGCTCGATAGACGCTTGTATTCATAATTCATGAAGCACGTGAGCAACCACTCACAGTTCCCAGAATGGATCATCATATTCGGCATCATCCCTCTTACGAGTTGAATGCCTCGGTCTACGCGCTCTCTTTCGAGACTGTGCCAATAGATCGTCGGAAACATTTTTCTTGCTTCTTCTATAGGTGTCTCGCTCGATGCGCTTCGTTCTGCGTCCCATGGCAATGCCCCAAATCTAATCAAATGGAAGTATGGTCTACGTGAAATATCGCTGATACATTCCACCAGTGATTTCGATCTCTCCTCATAGATATCGTAGATCATCATCCTATTATTATAGTATTGATAAATGATAGCTGCTGTTGCGTCAGTTTCCTTGCCCTTTGATGAAATGTCGAATGCAATATAAAGCGGCTTCGTTGTATCAAGATTAAACTCACAATACCTTTTCTCCGATACAACATATTCAATGGCTCTATAAACTAGACCAGCATTAACTGTTGTAAAGTTGCATTCGTATTCCTGCTCATATAAAGCTAGGTTTCCAAATTGTCTTAGGTATCTATCTTTCAGCTGCTCAATTTGTTCATCGGTGTATAGTGGTCTAAGTCCACCATGGCCATCAGGTACAACTACATCATGGATTGTTTTCTTATCAACGAAACATTTACCGTGTTCACCTGGGAAATCATCTGGATCATCGCAGCTTGTGTACGTTTTCAAAAGCTCATAGTAAACGTTTTTTATTCCACGTGGTGTGCCATTAAACCCTACATACAATGGCAGACCCATGGCAAGCTTCTGGTCCCAGATAGGCTCCATATACATAAACGCACCATCACGATACAGGGAAGCTTCTGAAACATAGAAGTTATCGTATGAAGAACCGATAGCTTGACTATCATTCAGAAAGCCAATGAACCTGATACGAGCTGGTGCTTGTCCGTTTTCATTGTTTAGCATCAACACTTCACGTCTTGTGTTGTTAGCATCAATGAGATCTTCTGGATAATCATTCCAGAACTCACGGCCATCAATGTATTTGTTGAAGATATTGTTCTTGATCCATACGTTGTCTAGGCCAATATATACCGATTGTGTACCTGAATTATCCCAGGCACGACGCAGACAATACTCAATATCATCTGCGTCCTTGCCTGTCTGCCTTGACCATAACTTGAAATAATAGTTGTACTTACCTGAGCTTCTTCTTGCCCAAGCTTCTTGTTGATGCGGCCAAGGTTGATAAAACCTAGGTACACTAATCTGTTGCTTCGACTGATTCATTTTCTTCAGATGCCTTTGAATTTATGATTTCAATTTCCTCAAGGAGCAGACGACGCATGTTCAAAATTCGCTCACCAAATGGGCGAATGAAATTAAATGTAACTGATGCACAGAAGATGTCATTGAAGTCCTCACATTTGTCATGACGAGGAAACATTTCCTCATACACGTCTTTGTATTCTTCAGCTGTTACATCTTCAAATGAAAGATTGTTAAGCTTACCTTGCATGTCGTCAATGAGTGCTTGAACCATCTTCATGATTCCATCAATGTAATCTTTAGTTGCAGTGTAGCCGTGGAATTCTTTGTAATAATTATAGATATCAACCCACGCATCAATGCGATCACAAAGAATACGTTTTGTATCTAGCATTTGATTTTCGATTGTCATGTATTTATCGAAATGCTTTTGTACATCTTCCATTGTATGCTTCATTTATTTACCCTTCTTCTGTTGCTGTAGCATCTTCATTGCTTCTGCGAGTGTCTTTGGTTCAGCTTCACTTGTTGACGTTGAACCTTGTGATGATTTCGTATCTACAGATGGAGTGCGTACTTGCCCTTGTGCTCTTGTTGTCTGCTGTGACGCTTGTGTCGATTGCTGCTGCGGTGCAAACTGAGCAATGATTTTGTCAGCTTGAGCTGCTGCTGAATTGAGATTACATGAGTATCCGATAACAGTACCATTGCCAGCTTTAACCTCATAAGGTTCAATGAGCTGATTGATTACAGCTTGCTTCTGCTTTGAAAACTTCTCAAATGTTGGAGCAAACTCTAGCAGATCCATCGCTGGTTTGAACTGCTTGTTAATGCTCTGGCGTTCAGCGTATGCAGCCCTTCTAAACTCATTGTCCACATCTTTATTAAAAGCTTCACACCAGCTCTGTGCTTCCGCTCTTGATTGGAATGGACGATTAGGATCATCTGGGTTTATAAATGTTACAGTACCACGCTGATCATCACGTTGATACAAATCAGATACGTTGTACTTTTTGATACCCATCTGATTGAATTTGTTGGCTACATTTTGAACAGCTTGCTTGTTGATCTGCTCACTCAAAGATGTCGTTGTACCAGAGTAATCGTATTGTTCAGTGTCATCTGTAGATCCTCCAAACACTGAATCAACTGATGGCGTGGAATCAATACTACCTTCTTGCTCATAGCTGGACTCTCCTGTGTTGAGTAAACCTTCTGCATCGCCTGTGTTTTCTGCTGACCCAGCTTCTTCTCCTGTTGGTACAGAGCCTTCAGCCACTTGTGTGTTCTGCTTTCGATAAAGCTGAAAAGCTTCAGATAGATCTTTAGGCTCAACCTCTTCTTGATCTGTACCTTCTGGCTCAACATTGTCTAGCTCCTGGATTTCATC